AGCGTATTCACTATCTTCATGGTGTTCAGCGTATTCACTATCTTCATGGTGTTCAGCGTATTCACTATCTTCATGGTGTTCAGCGTATTCACTATCTTCATGGTGTTCAGCGTATTCACTATCTTCACCATGTTCAGTATATTCACTATCTTCACCATGTTCAGTATATTCACTATCTTCACCATGTTCAGTATATTCACCATCATGTTCACTATCTTCACCATGTTCAGTATATTCACCATGTTCACTAGTTTCTTCATGTTTAGTGTGTTCAATAGTTTCATCATGTTCAGTGTGTTCAATAGTTTCATCATGTTTAGTGTGTTCAATAGTTTCATCATGTTTAGTGTGTTCAATAGTTTCATCATGTTCAGTGTATTCGCCATCATGTTCACTAGTTTCATCATATTCACCTTCATGATATTCAATAGTTTCATTATGTTCAGTGTATTCACCATCTTGATGTTGAATAGTTTCATTATATTCAGTGTATTCACCATCTTGATGTTGAATAGTTTCATTATATTCAGTGTATTCACCATCTTGATGTTGAATAGTTTCATTATATTCAGTGTATTCACCTTTAATAATTTCTTCATGTTCATAATTTAATCTAATATCTTGTAAATTATCAATAAATTTAAATTCATTAAAATTTGTATTATTTATTACATTATGTACATTTTTTACGACTTCGGGTTTACTATAGTTACCAAAATAACCATAATAACTAAAATTAAAAACATGTGTGAGTAAATTATTAGATAACATTAATATAAACCTTATTATCATTAATATATTTAAATCAATTTTTTATTCAGTGTAAGTTAACCTTTTTATTAATTATTTCTTTTAACTTTAACTTATATGCTGATTTAAAAATTTTGTTTTTAGTATTATGATAACATAATTTGAAATAAAAATTTAAATCATAAAATGAATATATATTAGATAATTTATATTCTAATAATAAATTATAAGGTAGATATTCGTTATTATTTTTTGAATAATGATAAAAAATAAAATCATTATTATTTTGAGTATAAATATATGTATCATACCTATTAAAACTAGGATAACATATACTTTTAATAAAAATATTATTATAATTATTAATTGCTTTATAATAATTCACATCATATAATTTAGTCATATTTTCTTCATTACTACTTATAGCTAACTCATAATAATTTTTATTAGTACTAGGTATTTCATAATTTGAATAAGTTTTTTCTAAATCCCAGTAGAAAATATTTTTACTAGCAATTTCATTATTAGAATCTTTATTACAACATAAAATCTGAATAATATATTGTAGATCAATCATTTATAATAAAAAAAAATTTAAATAATATAATAATATCAATTTTTATTAAACTAAAAGTTGTGCTAATTTATTTTCATATGCGATTACAAATTCAGGGTTATCGATAAATTTAATAATATATGGTTCCATAATGTATTTAATATTAAAATTATCTTTTAAACTTTCAAGCGTTGTTATTTCCGATAATCGTAGTCTATTGGATTCTACATAATCAGTATCATTGAAATTTGTTCTTTCTTTACTATACCAAACACATACAAAATCATCATCTTCTTTTATTATAGTGTGAATATCATAAATCCAATGACTATTGTTCATTGTATAGTTTGGTCCTTTTTTAGATTGATTATAAAAATATAAAAATTTAATATCATTATATAACTTACTAAGCATAGGACTTTTAACTGATTCAAGTCTTCTTTTAATATGTGTTTCTGGTTGGCTTTCTACTATATTCATTTCTTTTAATTTTTGTTGATATGCTAATTTAAAATTAAAATCGTTTAAGTTATCATAGCAAAATTTAAATAGATTTATTAAACATTCTAGCGACTTTACGTCTGACAAATATACTTCATTTATTTTTTCATAATAATAATCATCGCCGCAAAACCAATCTTCATAATGAAAAACAATAACTTTATAATTACTGTATTCATATATATAAATATAATGATCATATAAATTTGATTTGGGTCCATATTTATCATAACCATCATGTGATAAATGATCATATTTATATATAACATTTGGATTATCACGTGCTTTTATATATTGGTAATAGGTATCTTGAATAATTTTATCTTTCGAATCCATAATTAAAATATTAATAAGTATATGTAATTTAATATTCAATTTTTATTATTTTCTTTAGGAAATAATAAAATTCTAGTAGATGGGGTTAGAATTTACTTTGTAAATTCTAGTGGGAAAAGTAAATAAAATTGTACTAATCGCACCATCTTAAAGTATATAAAATAATTTTATAGTTAAACAAATATTATAATAATATTTAATGGCAAAAATCACCTCATCCATAGCTAGTTATAAAGATAGTTTAATTGTTTGTATTGTTGTATGTGAAAATGATATAAATAAAATAAATTTAATAAAAAATACATGGTTTAAATTAGGTGCTACTGATTATAAATACTACTTTATTATTGATGATATTTATGATTTTGGCAAAGATGAATCATTTATTTATATCAATAATTTAAATTTAGATACCCATTTTAATATATTTCGTTACTTTTATTCATTTAATTATGATTTTATTTATATATCATATCTTGATTCATTTTTGAATATTAATAATTTGATAAAGTTTCTAAATTCATTGGATTCAACTAAAAAATTATATATTGGTGGTCATGGTGATTACAGAACTATAAATGATAATAAATATTATTTTCATTCTCATAGTCCAGGGATTGTATTAACTAAACCAGCTACAAATTTACTATTAGATGAAAATTTAATGGTAAACTATAATATTGAATGTTCTAACAATGGATTAATTAATTTATCTGGTGTTGCTTTGGGTTATTATGCTACAATTTATAATTTTCAATTAATAAATAATCCAAATTTTTATTATTGTAACTGGAAAGGGGAACCATGTCATCCAAATAAAACTAATATAACTAATTTGATTTGTTGTTTTAACATGGATGAACAAAATATGATAGAATATTATAATTATATACTAAATCATAAACCACAAAATTTTACCGATCAAACATTAGTAATTTGTCCTGGTGGTGGATTAGGTAATGTATTATTTCAATATTTCGCTGGATATTCATTAAGTAAACAATATAATTGTAAAGTATATTATCAAAAAAATTATAACTATTGGCGCGGTGACATGAACAAATATAGAATGTTTCAACATTTAGATTTTATTAATATTGAAGATATTAATCAACAAAATTTTAGTGACTATAATGAAAAAGATTTTTTTTATAATCCTATAAAATTAGAAAATAAAAATTACAAAATATTTGGATACTATCAATCATTCAAATATTCAGAAAAATATATTGATCAAATTAAATTTGATCTATTTTATAATTTGTCAACATTATACTTTAATATTGAAAAGAAATATTTTGAAATGAAAAATAGTAAAGAAACCTGTTTAATTCATGTCAGAAGAGGTGATTATTTACAATATCATAATGTACATCCAATATGTAAAGATGAATATTATATTAAAGGAATTCAAGCTATTCCAGATTGTAAATATTTAGTATTTAGTGATGATATTAATTTTATTAAAAATTGGTCAGTTTTTAAAAATCAAGATTATGAAATAGTAGATCTAATAGATCCAGAAGAAACATTAATATTAATGTCAATGTGCGATAATTTTATTATTGCAAATTCTACATTATCATTGGTCGCATATTTATTACGTAATAATAAAAATGCAAAACTAGTAGGTCCTAAAATATGGTTTGGTGATGCCGGATATAAATATAAAATAGAAGATATTATTCCATCTAATGCTATATTAATTTGAATATAAAGTGTCTGTTCTCTAGAAAAATTGTACAGATGTGTGCATATAGCCATTGATCTTTATAGAAAATCTTAAAGACTTTCTATAAAAATTGAAAAAAAGAAACTTGATTCAATTTATTAATAACTATGAACACTGAATCAATTATATTCAAGAATAAAAGTGGGTTTCCTATCATAGTATGTACTTGGATCAAAAAATCAGAAGGATTATCTGAAACAAAGGATGTTTATGTAAAAGATAATGAAGAAGTATCATTGATAAGTTCAACTGGTGAATGGTATTTGGAAACTATGTTTGAAGATTATAAAGATATTCATCTATGGGAATCACATGGATATAAGATTTGTGAAGTTGGGAAATTTAGATCTAAACCGTGTGCTAGCAATAATTATTCATGGATGTATCATGAAGATTTTAATGCAGTACATAATAATGGTACTATAACATTTACTTGTAACAAATTAATTTAATCCACCACCAGTAGTAACTTTTAATTTTCCTTCTATAAATTTTTCAACCATTTGTCTTACTAAAATATTAGGTATACCTACTTGACCATTCAATCTTTGTAATGGAAGATTAGTTTTTGGTGATCTTGGATTTGGTCCATTAAACAATCTTGTTAATGTTGATAATGAATATGTATGCCCGTCAGATGCTATATGAGGATTATCATATAAACTAAGTGTTACTGGATCACGTAAGTGATCTAAAGATTCTTCTCTCCATTTCTCTTCTGGTAAAATATGTAAATAATTTTCAACTATCATATCTCTAATAGTTATATCTTCTTCATTTAATAATTGTAAAGCAGATTGTCTGTTATAATTTAAAAGTTTAACATTAATATTATGGTCTAGCAAAAACTTGACTAATCTTTCTTTAAATTCTGTTGATAATTGAATATTTCTAGGACCATTACGATCACAAACTGCATGCAAAATAGTATTACCAAAATCATCAGTACTATTTATATCTGCACCTAATGATAAAAAATATTCAAATATAATTAATATTTCTGGTAAAGGATCTGTACCATCTATTAATGAACTTTCATAATTATGATATATAATAATCATAATAATTTGCCAAAAATTTATATTCGGGGGTAAATTACTTAATGTTTCAGAATTTGTTAATATTTTTATCATTTCAAATTTACAGCTTTTTTTATACAAATAATAACTTAGGGGTAATTTATGTTTATTATTTTTAATATTAATATCAGCACCTCTATCTATTAAAAAATGTATAATCCTGGATTTCAATAAAATATTTTGATCATTTGAATTTTTAAATAAATAATGTAATACTGTATTACCTTTACTATTTTGTTTATTAATATCTAAACCTAAATCTAATAAATATGCTAATATATCACTTGTTTCATCATTATTTTTTCTAATATTTTTTATAATTATGTATCCAAGTATATCTGCTACCCTATTTGTTTTATTAATATTTTCAACAGTACATTTTATACATAATAGTTTGATTATATTTAATTTTTTAACATAGAAATTTTTTGTAAGTACATAAGATTCAAATGGTGTTTCTTCACGTTCATTTAATAAACATAAATCTGCACCGTGTTTTAATAGTAATTCTAAGTATATGTATTTTTGTTCATTTGAATCATTATTCTTTATTATACTTCCTAAAGGAGTTACACCGTATCCATCATAAATATTTGGATCGGCACCATTATCTAATAATAATTCTGCTGTTTTAATATAAGTATAATAAGTTGCATAATGTAATGCTGTAGCCCCATTATTATCCTGAATATTTAAATCTGCATTATGTTCTATAAATAACTTAATTAATTCAATAAAATTACCATAACCTTGTTTAAATAACTGAATTAAAGGTACATTGCCCTGATGATCATCCATATCTGGATCTGCTCCATGCTCTAATATTTTTTTAATATATAATGGATTTAACCTTATTGTTCTCATAATATAATTCAATAATAGTGTATTACCATGTTTTTCATATTCATTAAAATAATTAACATCACCATATGATAAAATAAAATCTAATGATTCTTCAGTTAATTTATCATTACCTATTAATTGAGACAAAATAAAATGATAAATATTTTTTTCATCTAACTTCTTTAATATAATTTGTAATGCTTTTATATGATCTTTATTTTGATAATCAATTGGATATACTATCAAATTTAAATAAAGTTGATTAATATTTAAATGAATTGAATTCAATAATTTAAAATATCTTTCATCATACACATTTGGTGTTATAGATTTATGAAATACAGATAATGTGCGATCATCTTCATTATAAAGATCTGATGGTTGATCTACTGTACCACGTTTTCCACGTTTATCTAATCCTTTTTTATATTTAGAATAATATATATTTTCCATATATATTATTCTATAAATTAAATTTTTTTTTTTATACCGGTAAAAAGAAATCATTCTTTGAGAAACCATATTTCATGATATCTGTAAATAATGATTCTTCTTCCAATGCTGGGAATGTTACTCTACCACCATTTTCATTATTAGTATATTCTGAATTTTCTAATTTATCAGTATCTAATAATAATTCAAATGCCCCTGTTCCACCTGGAATTACACGACCTAACATAATCCTAGCACTTACCGATTTAATATGATCTGTTTCATTAAAAATTGCTGCATTTAAGAAATGATCCATTGTCTTTTCAAATGATGCTTTAGCAAATGGTTCAGAATCAACTTTACCAAGACCATGACGATCAATTGATGTAATAGTACCCATATGAGTCATCATATCAATTAATACAGTCATATGGTTATGGTTAATTGATTTTGTTCCACCTGCATTAAAAGTTTCATTGAATTCATTAATTAGAACTTGTCTTGCAGCTTCAATACCATATAGTTTATACATAGTACTAATATCGTTACAACTACTTAATTCAAGATTAATACCTTTAATATATTTAATTTTTTGCATGTTAATACCTTCAGTGTAAACAATGTATTCTTTATCAACAACACTATTACCAGTAGTTTCGTCAAATGATAGTTTTCTTTCATTAATCATAATACTGTTATCAATATTGTCAATACCTTTTAATGTTATGTTATTCAATATAATCTTTAGGAAATCAGTTAGTAAATTATAATTGAATGATGACATGTTAAATCGAATATGTATAATTTGATTCATGACATCTGTATTTGATAATATAGCACATCTGCTAATTTTACTAAAAATATCTTTCTCATTCTTTTTCATATTCTTTAGATTGGAAAAGTTTTTCTGCCAGTGACTAATGAATTTAGTTTTAATATCTAATAATGTAGTTTCTTTATCATGCATCTTTTCCATATTCAATTTAATTCTAAATACAAATGGCAGTAAATTTAATTCTGCCTTTTGATTATTGATAAAAAATGGATTTGATACTTGGTCGTTTTTAATTATTTTTGATAATTCATCATTAGATCCAACATCATAATAAATTTCAGCACTTACAATTAATTCTTTAATTGATAAGTGTGTCAAATAGGATGATATCTTATTAACTTTAGATCTATCATTACAAATGTTATTATCAAAACGTAAAGTCATAATTGGAGTTTTAATATTTTTACTATAGTGTAATAATTCTTCAATACGACCAACACCACTATTTGCAATGTTCTTTGTTGCTGAACCAGCACTGTGTTTTGTGTTCAAAGTATTATGGACAATAATTCCATTATCTATCATAAAAGTTTGATTACCAGGAACAGTAAAATCGTAGACAAAAGTACTTGGATCAACATCATAGATCTCAATATCAACAACTTCATCCCAAATTACATTTGAATTAGCAGCTTGTCTTAAGATAGATAATTCTTCAGTAATTAAATGAGCATTTTTATGAGATTCATAGATTTTAATATATTTTTCTAATTTTCTACGACCGATTGGCTCTACAATTTCGCAATATTCAAATTTTGTTATATTTGTACATTTCTCAATAATTTCCCACAAACCATTAATTTCATCTATTCCATCGTATGGATATTGATTTGAAAATTCAATTATTTGATCTAATTCATTTGAATATAATATTGATCCAATATGTTGTTTATATAAGGCACCGTATTTAGCTAATATTTTAAGATCGTAATTATTTGATAAATTTAACATAATTGATCCAAACATATCAAAATAACTTAATAGTAATGCCATATCTTTAATAAGTTGTTCACTTTGATTAGAAACTACAATTTGATATTCTTGAAATTCTCCATCACCATCAATATAAGCGTGTATCAAACCAGCTTTAAATTCATTTGGTGCTATGAAAGCAAAATCAGGTACTTTTTTTGTAATTCCTTCTCCACAAACAGTCTTTAAAAATAATTGTATTTTAGCTTTATCAAATAATATAGTATTATTAATAAATTCTACATCAGATTCATTTAAATAGGCACCAATAAATAAGCCAAAAGAATAATCTAATTTGAATGTTTGACCTTCAATATCAATTGTATCTTTAACAAATTGATTATCAATATGTTTTGCAACTGGAATACGCATACCAATAGTCATATCAGAACCAACAATTGGAACAACTGTTTGGTTTTCACGGATTAAATGTGAATGACTTGTTGTAGTATGAACACTTCTTCCACTCTTGGTAGTTACTTTCATTACCTGACCATTTACTGGATGACGACTGACATGTGAAATTTTATTCCAATGAGTTTTTTCTTTATTGTCAACACCAACAATATAGTATTCGTTATCCAATGAAGTTAAGTCTGTTTCAACACTATTTACATGACCGGTTCCATAAGTTACATCCAGATTATTTTTAATAATCTCATCACAAAATGGTCCAACTTCAGGAGATAAAATTATGATCTCATTAGAATATTTATTTTTAATAATTATTTTGTTTCGATGGTTACCAATCAGGGACATCTGTGAGGTTGGTTCGCCAATTGATTGTGCAGCGATGATACCAACCATTTCTCCAGGTTGAACAAGTGCTTTAATAAAATTTACTTTAATATCATTTATTAATTTCTTAAATTCAACTTTTGATAAACCATATTTATAAATGCATTTTTTAGGACATAAATAATCATGTAATGCAATTTCAAATAGGAATTTAAGTAGTCTATCATCCTTAACTAAATATTTATGAGTATCTTTTACTCCAGCCAGTAATCTAGTATCTGAACTATTTAAAAGTTCATCAATTGCACTATCAATTTCTTGTGGAGTTAATTCAAGATTTACTTTATTTTTAGAATAGTCTTGAGTCAATCTGAAAAGATTAACTGGTAACATATACTTTTCTTCTAATGTCTTATAGTTATTATTAGCAATTGCTTGAATGCTTCTTAGTTTATTTCTAAAACCCTTGATTTTAGCAACATATGTTTTATTAAATGCTTCCAAGTTTTTAATCTTGTGTTCTTTTTCAAGTTTTGAAATTTCAGTCTTATCAAATCCAAATACATTATCTAATTCTTCATTGTTTAATGAAATTAATCCAATAGTTAATTCAGTTTGATTCGACTGTTCAATACCATTTTCACCATACACATATTGTATAATAACATTCTTTGAATTTCGATTGGTATTATCGTATTTTATTACTAAATCTTCAAGACCTTTAATTAGTTGTCGTTGTATATATCCAGTTTTTGCCGTATCTCTTACTTGAAGACCATTTGCAAGTCCAAAATTAAATGTAGATGGAATTGTTAAATCATAAACTTTAGGATGATCTTTAACATCAATCAAATTAATTTCAGTAATTGGATCAAGAGCAACATTATTAACCGTATCAATAATATATTTATCATTAACTGTTATTATTAATTTGTTTTCAGAAATTATTGCAAATACACCTATACGTGAAAATAACATTGCAAGACTATTAACTATTTTATTATTGGCTAATTCTATTGTTATAGTATCTTCGTTATTTTTACCATTTTTTACAAAGATTGATAATAAAACTTTAGTAATAATTTCATTTGGTGCAAATAATAATTTGTTATTGAAGTTACCGTCTTCTATTTCTTGTATTATAATATTAATGTCATATTCAAAATCATCTAATATTTTAAATTCAGGTAATTTACATGTTACTGGAACAAAATCTCCAACTTTGATTTCAGGTGTTAAGATTTCTTTGAATTCATTAGTTTCATTATTCCATACAAGTAATGATTTAGATTCAGTAACAGTTACAGATCGTCCACCACTTGTTTTTATTTCATATAATTGAACTCCTGGATCATGACGCGTTACAGCAGTAACAGACCCCCAAGATACATTTCCTTTATAATCAGTAGTTGGAATAAAAATATTATTCATATCTAATAATTCCATTTGACGTTCTTCAAAATGTTCAACTTTATCTTTATTAGTTTCAATTACATTATCAATCCATTTTCCAATTTCTGTATATTTAGGTTCACCATTTTCAATAATAACAATTGGGGTTTCCCATGTAACAGACTTGATCGCCGTATCGATTAATCCTTCTCTACCAGCCATCGCATCATAGAAGAATTCAAAAGACTGCAATCCATCATAGAATGAAGATTTAATAAATCCTCTAGCTTCTGGAGTATCATCGTCTCTATGAAAAATTGGTAATGTACGATTCTCAACTTTCTTTTTAATACGTGTACCTTCAATCATTTTCTGACCTAAACAACCCATAATATGTTGTAAATTCATTGGACTACCTTTTGATCCAGAGTTTGCACATACAAATAAATTATTACTTGGGTTTAAACTTTGCATAAGTATCTGACTAATATTAGTACTAAATGATGTAAGTTCAGATGATAAATTATTTTCAACAATACTTGGATTAATTTGTTCAGTATCATTTTCATATTGAGTAAGTAATGTCTTGTACTCTAATATTTTAGATGTAATTAATTCTCGAACTTGGGTATCAACTTCTGGTTTAGGAATACAATCTCCAATACCCATAGTAAAACCACGATAATTTAAAAATTCAATAGCTAATCTTTGTGCATCATCAATAAATCGTCTTGTCTTATCAGAACCATACTTATCCCAAATAAAATGGATAATAGAATTTTTAACTGTAGATAACGTTGATTTATCTAATGTTCCACTAATTAGTTCGCCATTAATAATTTCAAATACTACTTTTTCATTTTTAATAATAGTATTGTTAATACCCTCTGGAATAATATATGAGAATATTTCATGACCAGTATATAATTTATTTGGATCAATATCATATTTATTTTCTGATGAAGTATTACATAGAAAGTTTGATACAACTGATCCTGGGATTTTATTATTTAATTTAGTTAAAAGATAACAACCTGATAATGCATCTTGTACACAACCAATGATTGGATTTGAATCTTTTGCACCTATAATTTGATACTTTACATTTGCTATACGTTTTAACTCATTTCTAGCCTGAATACTTTGGGCTATATGTATATTCATCTCGTCACCCAGACGATAATCCCTAAACTTTCGTAAAGGGGTGGACTGTATCTTAAGCCATTTCAAGGTGATTAACCTATCATTAATGACCAACACCCGTTCAGTCTCTGAATGCCTATCTTACTCTAATCATTATGGATATTTAGTCCAAACGAGGTTAGATAGTAACACTGCGGATTGCCAATTATTTCTAAATTTCAATTTCATTATGGTCTTCTTTAATTTGAGCTAACCATAATTTTGCTTTTTCTAGTTTTTGAATATCAGTATCTTTAGAACTAAGAAATGCTTTGTTGTATAAAATAGAATCTATTTTTATTTGAGCAAATAAACCATTTTTACGTTTATAAATATTTGGTGGTAAATCAGTTGTTTCATCTGATTGTCTTAAACCGCCGCCTATTGCTCTTAATTTATTTGATTCTATTTTTTTAGTTTCATATTCTTTTTTATGTACAATATCTTCTGGTTTATTATCACCAATAAAAATATTATAACCAACATCATCTTTAAATGTTTGCAAAGTTCTTATATAATGTTCTTCTTTTACTTTAAGATTTTCTTTTAGACATACTTCTAAAATATCAACTTTAAAGTTATTAGAACCAAAAGTTCTAATATCATTATATAAAAGGGGTATTTCGTTACTACCATTATTTGCATTAGATAAATGTCTTTTAAACCTACCAGTAGCACCATGTTTATATTGTGGTGTTCTAATATGTTTAACAAAAGAATTTGCTTTTCCAACATATTTCTTATTATTTACTGTATTTGTAACTAGATAAATTACTCCAGTATTATTAGTTTCTTCCATTAAGTTAAAACTATAATATTGTAATAATTTATGTGCAATTTTTTTTGAAATTTAGAAATATCACAAACATTATTACCACGATTAGATATTATCTAATCATACCTTCGAGTATTATCCGAAGCCATTTAATTATTTCTAATTAAACTTGGTAGTTTGTGCTTTACGGGTTTCCCGCATCAAGGTGTTTCGCTTCTAAATATTTTAGAAACTAGGGAGTAACACGCTTTTCACGCTCCCTGTTTTCGACAGTGATTATAATAAGTTACATACGATGGTTCATGATGTAAAATATTATTTTATTGTTTATCGAAGTCGGCATTATATGGCTTGCAAACGGAGACATTCATACGAAATGTATGTGTGTCATCCCGATTTAAGACATGTAGTTTATGACCCATCATAGATGGTTTATGTAATGTTGGCTGACGGTTGAATAAAACATAATCACCGTTGATTGAATGTCTTTCTACAATGTCACCAATATTTAATTTAATTGCTTTCTTTCTATATTTTAAATCTATTCTTTGATTTTCAGCTTTACCATCTTTATAAATAGTTCTAAAAACAAAATTAGCACCTGGATATTCATCACGACCATTTCTAACTAATCCAGTTAGATATTTGATATTAAATGGTGTAACTTCTTCTGGAATAGTTAATTCCATTGCAATCTTTTTAGGAATACCAACTTCATCAATATTAATATACGGATCAGATGTAATAACAGAACGTGCTGAAAAATCAACACGCTTGCCCATTAGATTACTACGAACTCGCCCAGCTTTTGATTTAATTCTATCGGAAATAGACTTAATTGGTTTTCCGCCGGTTTTAAATTCTGATCTAGGTAATGTAACCGATTCATTGTCATAATATGTAGCAATATGATATTGTAATAAATTGTTTATGTCTTGATTATAATTAGATAGTTCATTTGATACAACGTCTTTGTCCATTTGAGCTCTAACTCTCTTATTAGCATTAATAATATCTGCAATTTTCAAAGTTAACGAATCTTCCATAGTTGCAGATTGTAAAAAATCTATTTTAGCAGTAGGTCTTATAATAACAGGAGGAATAGGAAATTTATCAATAATTAAATCTTCAGGTCTTGCTCTTGCAGGATTAAATCCTAATAAATAACAATCAGTTTCAGATAAATTTCGTAAAATATTATAACAGTCACGCGGGTGTAATATTTTAGTAGTTTTTTTAACACTATCGTTTATTTCTCCTGTTTTTTCATCAACTGTCTGAACACCAATTTCTCTTTCTAAAATAAGACGAATAGTTGCAGTACTTTCTTTTTCTTCTTTTTTAATTTTACCAACAGGTGTTCCACAATTATAACAGTAATTAGTATTTTTTGTTAAATTTTTAATTTCCTTAAACCTAATTTCTGATTTTTTATTTAATGCTTTTTTAAATAATGTATCAGATTTTTCAACTAATAATTTAGAACATTGTAAGCAAATACATTGTAATATTGATTTTAAATATGGAAAAAATCCATAATGAAAAACCATTTCAGCTAATTCAGTATGACCAAAATGCCCTGGGCATTCGATTGAATTTAAACCACAAGTTGTACAATTTAGATAAATATCACATGTACCCAACCTAAGATCAACTAATCCACCTTTTTTTGGTTCATAATTTTCATATGATTCTGCGATGTTAATTCCGAAAGGATCATTACTAACAGCAGAATATGATTTTACATGGTTGTTGGTCCATGGACTAAATTCAACTGATTCTACTACTTTAACATCTTCTGTATAATATTTAGGTTCTATAGACATACTTATTATTATAGTAGAGAAAGCTTTATATAATGTATTTATCAAATTTTTTTAAATTATTTTGAGTTTAATTATTTATTATAATAATTTAATTTCAAAGTTATTTTAATGGTAGACAGATTAACAAAAGACTTACTTAATAAAGTAATAACTGAAATAAAAAAAGAAGATAACCAAAAAAAAATTGAAATAGAAATTTTAAATCCATTATTAATTAAATTTTCAAATAAAATATATCCATATATAAAACTTGTATCTTGTATGTTTATATTGCATTTTGTTTTGATTGTAATTATCTTAATATTAATAATAATATACAATCAAAAAAAAAATATAATCACATATAATGGAATACAGTAACATCTTAAAATTAATTATAATTTTTGCAATTATTTACTCTATATTAAAAATAGTACCAAATACTACTATACCAAATAAAGATTTGTATTTAATTATTATAACGAGCCTTATTTCTTTTTATTTACTTATAAATCTAAAATATTAATTGATACAATTAAATTAAATTATAAATATTTAAATCTATAATAATATAATAATATTATGGCGTCGCAACAATATGTAAATTTATCAAGATCACTAGATCAAAATACAATAATAAATACATTAGATGATACTCAACAATATGTAAATCAAGATCAACCGCAATACGTTGTTCAAAGTCAACAATATGTTGATCAAATTCAACCACAATACGTTGATCAAAGTCAACAATATGTAAACCAAGTTCAACCACAATACGTTGATCAAAGTCAACAATATGTAAACCAAGTTCAACCACAATACGTTGATCAAAGTCAACAATATGTAAACCAAGTTCAACCACAATACGTTGATCAAAGTCAACAATATGTAAACCAAGTTCAACCACAATACGTTGA